GGTACTGTCCGTAGTGACAACCTTAGTCTTATTCACGAGGAACGTGTAGTCAGCCACAGTGACAGCGGAGAATGAGGTAGATGGAGTGGTGGCCGAGAGGTAACCCTTACCATCAGGGAAGTTCACCGTCTTCTCGGTACCCTCAATATCGTAGACCTTAAGATCACCATTGGTCACCACTGCGATGTATCGCTCAGTGGAGTCACGGTTGATCGTGTGGATGAAGCAGTTACCCAAAGGGGACGACTGGATCTTCTTAAGGTGCTGAGTAGGTGGCCTCTTCTTCAACCCCTGAGATACGGTAGAGAGACCATTCTCTTGGACTTCGCCCTGAGAGTTCAGTCGAAGAGTAAAGGGTTGCTGAGAGACACCGTTGACGAAGTTTGGAATTGAAGATGAGATCAGCATGATTAACGATCAATGGTTCTCATCACTCCATAGTTGGAGGTGAGGATGTTGTAGTCCGCAGTACGTGCTTCGTATCGCTTCATAGCTCGGAGAGCCAAAGCCTCATCCTGGGCAGTGAATGCCTGGAGGACCTGAGAGCCAACCACACGGTTCTGGAAGACACGAGCAGCACGAACTGTAATGTAATGACGAGCTGCCTGAGGCAACTCATTGAATTCTAGGAGAGTCGTAATGTCCGCTTTGAGCGACTCTGTGAAAGTGTAGGTCTTGCCGTTACGGTCATAGAGACGATTGCCACGAATGGCCACGTCATAGTCTCGACTGTAGGCACTGGTATCCACTTCAATAGCGTTACCAGGGACGTAGATGTTCCCGTCACTAGCTGGTGTGAGGGTGAACTCAAAGTCCGTATTGAAATGCCATCCCTCTTCCTGCACCTGGACAGAGACTTCGGCAAGAATGGAACGAGCAGTTACAGCGTCAACAACGCCAGTGGCTGCATCGAGAGAGTTGATAGGAGACTCTCCGATGGTCCCCAGCATCACGTTGACCGCATCAAGCTCGGTGGTCATTGAGAGAGCCATAAGAAACCTTATTCGTTATTGATCAAGTATCGTGCAGCCTCAATGAGGAGTGCAGGATTGTCTTTGAAATGACCCAGTCCTGAATTGCAGGTTGGGCAGAGAAGTCCTCGGACCTTTCCTGTGGAATGACAGTGGTCAACTACGAGGGGGTTCCCAAAGGATTTGTGTGGGACATCATCAACGTGAGTGTTACAGACAGCACAACGGTGCTCCTGGTTCTCGAACATTTGTTCCAGCTCACCAACGGTCATGTTGTAGCGTTTGGAAACCTCACGCTTACATCTGCAGGCCTTGCAGTCCAATCGGTGCTTGTTTCGATCAGCACGGAAATGAAAATCAAACAGAGGCTTTTCAGTCCCACAGACGTTACAAGTCTGTGTGTTCATAAATTGAAAAAATAGGGGGACCTCAGAATAATCTAAGATCCCCCTTATAGGTTACTCAACCGTGTTTAGCGGTTAGCGAGTTAGGCAGTCTTCAGTTCAACTGCAGCAGCTGGCCTCAAGACCCCATGACCCATTGCGTACTTGGCCACCATCAGAGTACCCTGACGGCGGATGTCGTACTGGCTTTCCATAGCCAGGTCCATCAACTTCACAGTGCCGATAGCAGCCTTGTGAGACACCACACCAACGGTGTTAGTGTAGACACCAGCGTAGGTGTCGTTAGAACCAGAAGCCACAGTACCAGTTGCAACAGTAGTGCCGAAAGGAGCGTGGTTAGTCTTCACCACGTTCAAGCCAGCAACACGGAGCACCTTAGCACCAGCGTATTCACCCTCACCACCCCAGAAGCGGTTCATGATCTTGGTGTTCTGAGCCAAGATGTAGTACGCAGCAGGGTTCAAGAAGACCCAGCGGTCCTCTTCAGGGATGAACTTCTCGTCCAACTTCTGGGCAGCAGCGAACAACGCAGCAACCAGAGCTTCACCAGTGGTGTCGGTCAAGAGAGTAGCAGAAGTGACAGAGCCACCGCCAGATTCGCCAGACACGGGGCTAGAGCCACGAGCAGCGTTGATCAAGAGCTGGAGCTTGTGCTTGTCCATCTGGTAGGCCAAAGCCTTACCAATCTGGTCAGCATAAGGACCACGCACATCGTAGTGGTTCATAGCTTCATCAATGTTGGAGATGAAGGCATGGCTGATCAACAGGTTGTCAATAGTGATGACCTGCTCGTTGGCAGGCATATTGAGACCAGTGATCTCAGCACCAGGAGTGTGGTACTCAGCAGAGATCTTACCCAAGATAGGGAACTGTGCAGACTTACCAGAAGCGATAGTGCGAGTAGTGAATTTGTCTTCGGTTACAGTAGCTTCTTTGAAAGCAGTCAGAACTTCACCAGCGAAGACTTTAAGAAACAGCGCCTTGGCGTCACCAGAATTGTTGACCTGACCCAGGCGGCTAGGAGTAGCGTTAGCCATAAAATATATACCTCGTGTAGAGTTGAAGAAAGTTTGAGCACTTCCTGGAACCCGACACACAGTCACACAGAGTTATCCTCCTCGGAGGGCAATGGTCGTGTAATCAGTTTCTAGAATTGCAATTCCACCGCATAGAGATGCAGTGCGGAGCGTCTTCAAAAACCACAAGAGAAGAACCCCCAAGCACCCGCTACGCAGGTGAAGGGGGCCATAATATTACTTGGAGATACCCTTGAGCTTCTCGATGGTACGATATCCACCTAGGCCAAGCAGGCCAAAGAGAAGGGTCATGAGGGTGTTGAGATCCATAGCTGGCATAACAGCACGGACTTCATAGAGAGCTAGGAAGAAGGTTGCGAAAGGTAGGAACACGAATTGGTAAAACAAACCAAACACGCAGATCCAACCTACAGCAGGCCTCCAGCCCGACTTGAATAAACTATCAGAGGAAGCTTCGACCTTGTTGATTTCCATCTGGCCAGTGGCCATAGCAGTCTCAGCTTCGAGAACCTTAAGTTCCCCTGCTTGCTGCAACTCAAACAACTTCAGCTTGGCTTCTGCAGCCAGCTTAGGGTCAGGGAAGATCTTGTCGAAGACCTTACCTGCCAGATCGAAGAGACCCCCTAGGAGCAGGGGGTTCATCTTAGAATACCTGTGAACGAGCCAGCTTAGACTGGACCTTGGCACGGAATGCAGGATCGTTGCGGTAGCGTGGATCTCGCATAGCCTCGGTCACCTGAGCGGTGGACTCAAAGACATCATCAGAGCCAGCCTTCTGGCCACCAATCATGCGACCAGGTTCCTGGCCTACAGCCTTGCTGTACTGAGCACTGAGGCCCAGAGCAGCCAGCTTGGCCTGGTTGGCATCACCAGAAGAAACAGCAGCGTTGTAAGCAGCGATCTCGCCAGGCGTCAGGTTGGCCTTAGCCCACTCAACGATCTGACCATATCGCTCCTCACCACCTACCTCACCCTTGATCGTACCTTCGTACTGGGCTGCACGGGCCTGCTGGCCAGCGATGTAGGTGTCAACGAGGTTCTTATCAAAGCCAGCCTTAGCCAGCTTCTCGTAGCTCTCAGGGGACAGCTCACCCTTCTGGGCGAACTCCTGAGAGAACTCGTTCATGTCCAGGCCCTGCTTCTGCAGTTCCTGTTGTGGGTTCTCGGGGACATCCTGGGGTTTGTCACTCGGAGTAGCATTTTGCTCGGTAGGCTTATTGCCACCTAGCTTACCCTCCAACTCGGCATAGGCCTTGGCCATATCCTCGGGCGACTTAAACTTCTCTGGGAGCCACTCAGGGCGGCTCTCAGAAGAAGCCTGAGGATCAACGTCCAGATTGTCTGAAGGAATCTCAGCGGACTTATCCACCAAGTCAATCATCTTCTGGTCGTGACCCTCAGGAGCACCAGGGTTTTCACTTGTAATAACTACAGTATCAACCATGTGTTCTCAATCAATAGTCCGTCAGTACAACACCGTTACCGTATACACGGATCAGCTTTGCCTTAGGATCAATTTCAAATTTAACTTTGTCAGCACCATCACCGAAATACTGGATCTCGGGTTTGTTGCCTTCTTTCTTTGCTGGCTTTTCAGGAGCCAGAGTTGCGGGTTTAGCGTCAGCCACCAGCTTCTCCTTGTGATTGTTGTTGATTGGCCATGCCCTGTTTCATGAGCTGACCAGCTTGTGTGATCGCTGGGTTCAGACCCTGCATCGCCATCTGCTGCATCATCTGCTGGTTCTGGATAGCTGCAAGTTCTTCCTGAGAGTGGACCAGACCCTTCATGTCGATACCCAAAGAGGTACCGAGACGCTTCAAGGCATCTTCCTTGTTGATCTCAGGTGGGAGCTGTGCAACTTGAACTGCAGCCTGGAAGAACAGGTTCAGCTTGTTCATGTCGTTACCACGACCCAATGCCTCCATACCTGTAACGATGACAGGCTTGACGGTGCCCTTAGGCAACACAGGCATCTTCTTCTTACGCTCCATCGAGAACATGATACGGTTCACGAGGGGGAGCTGGAACTCCTGGGAGAGGATCGAGTAGATACCACCGAGAGCTGATTCCAGTTCACCCGCCATGTAGCGGATCTCTTCGGCAGTCACTCGCTCACCATTACGCTGGACAGCAGAGTTCAGCAAGAATGCGTAGGACAGACGTTCGTTGATCGTGTTGATCGTCTCCAGGGCTACACGGAAGTCGTTGAACTTCTGGAGCTGGAGGACGGTTACATCCTGTTCGGTACCCTCAACGATTGCACCGTTATCAGCCTCAGCCAGCGTCTGCTGTGAGGTTGTGCCGTTGGGGTTCACCATGAAGAGGACTTTAGCTGCAGCAGCAGAACCCTCTACGATAGCCTGTGAGAGACCCTCAAGTGACTTGATGTCACCCAGGTATTCCTCGACATAGCCACGACCATAGTTCTCACCGTCAATCTTATTGAAGCGGACGGGAATCCAAGGTGTCTTGTCGATGGGGTAGGTACCATAGGAATCAGGAACAATCTTGCCCTTGATCTCTTGGTAGACTTCCCACTTGTTATCATCACGATAGATGTGGGTGTAGACCGAGCAGGTCTTGTCGTGACTATCAGTCTCTTCCTGCTCACTCTTCTCACCATAGCCGAGCATCTCTTGGACATCTTCGGGTAGGGTAGAAGGGGCAACCTCTTCCTTGGTCACGATGTCCAGCACGTTACCCATAGGGTCACGGCGAACAACGAACTTCTCCAATGGGAACACACGCATACCGCCTTCATCAGGGGTATAGAGCAGTGCGTTACCAGATACGAGCAAGTGCTTCATACCTTCAAAGGCAGAGACACGGATAGCTCCAGACTCGATCTCAGACTGGACTGCACGTTCAATCTTGTTCAGGCCTTCCTCGACCTGTGCTCTCATACCTTCCTGCTTCGTCAATTGTTCCAGAGTGAAGTCATCAATCTGGAGACGGAAGAAGGGAGAGTTGGGAGGGAGAAGCGCGAGGAGGAGCTTCGAGGCCAGGTTGTTCACACCACGAGCACCAATGCCCTGGTAGGGCGTGTAGTACTTAGTGGCGTTGGAGTGCCCAGCAGGAGGCACCAAGGTTGGGATGGTGTACTTCGAGCATTCACGGGCACGGTTTAGAAACGGCCAGCGGTCTGACTCTAGCTTGCTGTATAACGCAGCAGCACGAGGAGACTCTTGCTCCTTTTCGTTCTTCTCTTCAGCCATGAAAATCCTTAACTAGGAATGTTCAGACCAGAACCTGTAGAACCTGTGTCAGGCTGGGTGCGGTCAATACGGAGGGAGTTACGACCACGGTTCATAGCCATTGTCGAAGCATCCTTACGGTTGGTCCCCTCAGCAGGAGCCACGGTCACCAGTGGAGCAGGAGCTGCTGGCGCTGGAGGTGGTGGAGCTGGAGGTGGACTCTTAGGGGAGGATAAGCACATAGTTCAGTTCTCCAGAATGTTCTGGTTCTGTTTGTCAAATTGGTGACGAAGATGTCGGACTACCGAGACCTGACCAGTTCTGTAACGTATAGAGTCCAGGGACTCTTCGTAATCAGGGAGACGGTCAGGAAAACGCTTTTCCAACTCTTCAAGTAATTCTTTAGATACTAAGGGAAACTTTTTGTCTTCCATAAGTCTTCCAAATGGGGGCCAGTCAAGAACCCCCATTCCTTTCATCGAATTGGACAGGCACCAGTTGCACAGTCTTCGCCCTGCATTTCGTCCAAGGTGTTAGCCTGGTCGATCTCCAGAGGGACAATGCGGCTGGCATATTCCTCGAATACTTCCTTGGTCACCACCTCTTGTGGGAGGTACAGGTAACCCAGATCCTTAGCTGACTTGGTGGGGTCTGCACGGAACAGGAAACTAACACCAACGTATACATCCCAGTTCTCCAGTAACCAGTCGATGATGGCGGGAACCTCATCTGCTGAGTAGCTGATAGTGGCCGAGACGTTCTGCTGGCACCACGACTCCATGAGCATCTTGTAACGCTCAAGCTGAGTAATGGCTGACTCAAGGTTGACCTCCATCTCGACACCGTCCTTGATGAACTTGTCGAATGGAACGTCATCCCAGCTCACAGGGAATGTGATCAGTACAGACTCGGAGTCAGTGGGATTATCAAAAACACGGTAGCCAGAAGCACGGCATAGAGGAACAAGAGGATCATGCTTAGAGAAGTTGACATTGTTTAAGACGTACTTTCCGAGCGGTTTGTGAACACCTTCAGTGGTGTCCATAATCTTCGATAGTGTCCCACTGGGCTTGATGGTCGTGACGTTCTTCGGGCGCGGTAACCCAAGCTCATCAGCCATACTGTAAGCTCCTGAAGTAGCTGTTCTTTGTAGGTCCGTGTAGTCATAACTACCCAGGTCTGGTCGCCGCACGATACCCGTAAGGCCCACCCCGCAAAGTCGTAGGAATTCGTTGTTGAGATGCCAAGCTTCTTGGAGGATACCATCTCGGAGATCAACACAGGTCTGCCGATAGTTAGCTCGTGCTGCAAGATGGACTGCCCTTCGGAGAGCGGAAGAATTCCCTTTGAATTTACCAACATCGACTTCAGTTAAGTTACAGAATGACTTGTTACCGAGCAGGATCTCGGCACACGGATTGCAGCCCTTGAACCAGGGAGCACGTTTGGTAGCTGTCTGGGCATTGATGAACCCAGGCTCAGAGCCACCAGACTCCACCATCAACTTGAAGATACCCTCTAGGTCTTCACGCTGTGGCTTCGTTTTGAACAGCAGGCTGTTGTTGGACTGGGCACGTTGGATGTTGGCAACCCACCAGTCCTTCTTAGCTACTGCGAACTCTTGCCACTCGTCTTCACCATAGGCGAAGAGAGCAATCTCCGCAGAGCGTCTGGAGCTGAGTACAGTGCCGAGCCAATTGACAATATCCAGTATGTCAATACGAGTAAGCAAGCTCCCAGCACGGCGATTAAGGATTGTGCAAATTGATTCATAAGCTTTCGCAATAGCCGCATCACCTGAAGAGATCCAGCCGTAACCCTTGAGGCGTTCACCTGCAGGGCGGATTTGAGAGAAGTCCAACACCAGCTTCTCGGCTGGGTATGGGTGAGCCAGGAGCTTACCAATAGACTTGGCCCAAGCTTCGGCTGAGTCGCCTACTGAGATGGTCCAGGTTTTGGTGTCTGGGTCGTAGCTTTCGGAATTCGCTTCACGACCACCCTTTTCCGTGCGGGTGGAACGTATGACCTGGACTTCAGCCAGTGGCTTACGGAATCCAGTGAGCTGGCCAACCACAGGGTGGAAGCCAACACCACAGCCCTGAAGTAGGAGCCAAAGGATGTCCACGCAGTCTTGGATTGTTTCGACATATGTGAATGAGCAATTGAATTGAGAAGCCTCACGCTGCTGTGCAACGGAGGTACCGCCCAGCCAGAGGGTACGGCCTGACATCAGGACCTTACGTTCCAGCATCATGGTGCGGAGTTCGTGCAGCTCGTCCCAGTCTTGGACGGTGATCCCGTCCTTCTTGGCACGGGTCCAGAGCCATGCCTGGTGACCAATGACTCGGTCTACCGTCTGCTCCCAAGTCTCGAAGGTCTTGCCTGAGTCATCGAGAGGACGGTTGTATGTGCGGCGGGTAATGAGCTGGGCACGTAGGGAAGGATTAGCGGTTGTCACCTGAGCCACAAATAGTTCCTTTAGCCTTGCGGCTGTTTAGTTTAACAATGTTACCAATGGCAACCTCTTCAAGATCAAGACAATTGTCTTCAGCAATAGCGGCTACACACCACAGGATGTCTCCGAGTTCCTTCTTCAGGTTCTCTTTATAATCCGCTAGGTTGTAGCCATCACGACGACCCTTGGCCTCCAGGGAGAGGAGTTCACCCACCTCCCCTGCTAGGTTCATCATGGCGTAGATGTCATCGGCTGACTTGAGCCGAAAGCTCATGGCTTCAGTTTGATACTGCGTAAAGTTCATCGTAATTCTCAATGAGGTAGTCGAGATAGTGTCGGGCCTTTTCCAAGTCCTCGACCTTGTTCTTGCCCTTGTGACGCAAGACATACTTGACAATGTTGCCTTCCCAATAGTTCAACTCCCAGGCACGAATGATGTCCCAAGGTTGGATAGGGTTGAAGTAATGGTCACCGCCAACCTGACGGTGGTACTGGGTTCCGTCCGTCACACCAGTGGCAACACGCTTCTGGATTGTCTGCCAGTCTTCCTCTTCCTCACGGGTGACAGCGAGTGTCTCGGGGAAGAGATCCATCTGACGGGTCAAGGGTTGACCAAAGAATTTGTGCAAGTCGGATTCCATAAAATTACTTTCTTATTAACATGGTCGTAGTCCTCATATCGGAGGATACGTGCAACACGGGCTTGGACCAGAGCTTCCTCTTCACCAAACCCAGCCTTGTCGTAGGCAGCAACAACGTGCTTCCAATACAGCTCACGGAGCTGCTGAGGGTTAGCCCAAGGGGTACCCTCATCGAGAGCCTTCTGGAGGATCCTGTCGGCAGTCTTAGGGCCATACCCTGGACAGCCTGCATACCCATCGGTGGTGTCACCAGTGAGTGTCTGGCTCATGTGCCAGTAGTCAGCCTGGTGCTCTGTGATCTCGAAGAACTCATCAGCCTTGAAGTTGTAGTGCTTGCCAGGGATGGTCTTGAAGTCCTTGTCGATGGAGCACAGGATCAGCTCACGGATAGGCTCCAGCTTTGAAGGCTGGGTCATCCAGATACCGAGTACGTCATCACCCTCCAAGCCAGGCATGGAGACACACTGGAACTTCTCATGTGCCCACTCACGGAGGAACTTGAGGATCATGGGCTTACGCACATCAGCACGGTTGCTCTTGTACGTAGGCAGGACATCCTTACGCCAGTTCTCAGAATCGGAGAACATGAGGTAGAAGCTGTCCACCTTGGTCTTCTCAAGGATGTTGTTGAGGATGGTCATGAATGCCTTGATGGCATCAGACTCGAAGACATGGAGTGTCCACATCCCATCACCCCAGTCATAGGCTTGTTCAGATACAACTGCTGCCTGGTAGACAAGGATGTCTGCATCAATCAGTGCGACTTTAGTAGGGCGCATACTTTATTCTCTGGTTCAATGTTCATAAGGAATTCCCACGAAACAGGGAATAGATCTGCGATAGTCGTTGCGACTTTCTCTGCCACAATCTGGGTCTCACGCTGGGTGTGGGAATCCAAGCGGAGCTGACACATACGTGCCCAGGCGTACAGGGTACCCGTCCAGATCCACTCGGTCATGGTGTTCTGAGGGAGAACCATACGTGCCTGCTCAGGGCAGACCCCTGCCTTCAGCATGAACTTGTAGGTGTCCAAGGCATCAGCAGTGGCCACCTTGGCTGGGTCCGTGAGGAAGGCAATCTCGGTATCGCTACTGCCCTGCTTCACATTGTCAGCTCGTGCTCTCCAGGCTTCGGGGATGTAGAACTCAGGCTCATTGTCCACGTATCGACGGGACACCTCGTTCCAACTGAAACCCACTGTATGTTTAACCAGTTGTCTGGCCACGAAGATCGGAGCCTTGACACGGAAGGATACCGAGCAGTGAGCAAAGGGAGACCAGTGGTTGTGCTTGGCGAGGTACTTGATCAACCCACGGTCAGTGGCGTGGTCAAACTCTTCGTGCTCCTTGTCGAAGCTAACACGAGCTGCGTTCACCACGGTGAGGTCGCTGCCCATGTGGTCCATGTACTCTACATCAATGTCGGTAATCTTCATTTAAAGTTCCAAATGTGGTGGGTTCTGAATTGCTTGGAAATATTTGAGGAGCTTAGGGTTGTCCATGAACACACCCAGCATCCCCGAGGCCATACGGCGAACGACGACCTCTTCATCAGCTCCACCCATGGAGATACTCATGCAGTGCCAGACTGCGTGGAAGATCTCATGGAGGAGAGTGTCTGCCTCTTCGACAGGGTGCTGATTCTCTTTGACGATGATCACGCACTGGGAGTTGTTGCAGAGGCCCAAGTTCTCTGTGCCTAACAGCGAGTCGTCTTCATAGATAACTACGTAGTTGCGGCCCATGATACGGACTGCATTGGGTCGCAGCTTTTCATGTTTCATAGAAGTCCTTCTTCACGGAGGAGGCCCAGACCCTCTTCCGTTATTCGCCAGATACGCCCGTATTGGTGGGGGGCTTCTTTAGTTGTGATCAACCCTAGACTAGCTAGGGCTGAGATCTCCTGGTCAAACTGCCTGGCCACATTGGATTGCAATGAGATACCCTGCAGGTATGTCCTGAGGAGGATGGAGTTGAATGTGTTTCTGGTCATACATCAGTGGGTGTCTGCCCATGTGGTCCCCATCTTAGACTCGCCATCGAGACGACAGCGGAACCCGAAGTGTTCACCTGCAGCAGTCACCATCTCTGGTGCTACCTTGGCAATGTAGTCGGCAACCTCTTGAGTACGGCAGGCAATCTGGCATTCGTCGTGAGACCATGCACAGAAGGCGTAGTCTCCATCCCAGCCATGCTTGAACTTGGACGACAGGTGTTCCTCTAGGAGGACCAGCCATTGCTTACAGACCACAGCACCAGCACCCTGCAAGAGGGTGTTCAGTGCAGCGTGTGAGCTTCGCACATGAATTCTGCGTCCATCCAGCCCGATGAGATAGCCTCGTTTAGAAGCTGATTGCACAGCGTCAACAAGTCGTCCGAGTGCTGGCAGTGAACGTAGAAACTTTGACTTGAGTTTCTTTCCGTCACTCGCAGAACCACCAACAATGGACCCGATTTTACCGTCTCCTGCACCGTAGAGGAATGCGTAAATGAATGTCTTTGCCTGGTTCCGAGTAGATAACCCAGCCGCCTTTTGATTCTCTGTATGGATGTCTCCACCCAAAACAATATCCCCATACTTACCTCCGTCCCATTTCGCCATGTAGTGAGCTAGGCATCGCAGCTCTAAGCCAGAAGCATCTGCGCCCACCAGTTTCCAACCATGAGGCACAGTAAAAAGACTACGGCACTCACTGCCATAAGGAGAACCAGAAGCAGGCACTTGAGAGATATTCGGGTAAGAGTGAGTAGCCCGTCCAGTAACCGCTCCATTTGGATTAACACTTCCATGAATCTTTCCATTCTTCTCACACTTCATCCATGCCTGACCTCCCTCATGCAACTGCGAGATCCTCTTCTGTACCAGCAGGTATTCAGTGAGGAGCTTGCAGGGCGGGTAGTCGAGCTTGCCTAAAACAATTTCATCCACCATAGGCTTGCCGCCTTCGGTGAAGTCTTTGGGCTTCCACCCGTAGAGGTTGATCAGTCGATCTGCGATGTGGTCACGAGAGGATGGGTTGAACTCAATCACCTTGACCTTCTTGACGGGCACACCCTTCACATACCCACGAGTCTTGTTGTTGACCTTAGGTATGAAGTCGGGGAGCTGTATCTCCCAGGAGCCAAAGTACTCCTTGAGTTCCCTCTCCAGCTCCCCACGGCGTTGGACCAAACGAGTCAGCAGTTCAGCAGCCTTAGGCACATCGAAGCAAAAGCCGTTGCGCTCCTGCTTGGCCATGAGCCATGCCACCTGGTGCTCTAGGTCCAGAGCTTGCTGGGCGTAGTTCTCAGCGAGGATCTTCTCGTACAGGGTTGCAGTGACCTCTACGTCCTGGACGCAGTAGTCGAGCATCTCCTGAGTGAAGG